TCAAATTGAGCCGTGGGAAGTTGATGGATGGGAGGATACCCGTGGCCCCCTTTAGCGATAAAATAAATCCAGAAGATCATTTCTGGATGGGTCTCTCGCAAGCGCCGGATATTGAGCGGATGCCGGCAGTGGTGCTTTGTCCCGCAGGTCATCGAGCGTATCGGCTGATTCTCGAGTTGACGGCTGACTCTGAGCATGACCCTGTACGTGTTCCAGCCTACGGTTGTCAAGCCTGTCAGGTCCTTTATAGATATCAGGAATGTCCGCGCCTTCCACCAGGGGAAGAAGGCCTCCCTCCGTGTGACGAGACACCGGCATGACATGTCGAGATTTCTTTGCACGTTTTGCATGGCTTCCGTGTATGTCGGCAGGTGTAGTGCCACCGGAGATCGTGGATGGGTCGGCGTCCTTTGATGACAACGTGGAGGTCATGGTGCAGGCTGTGACGAAGACATTTGAGCGCGACGTCCGCCGCGGTCGCTTGCCGCAGGTGCTCAATGGGGGCCAGCGTGGCTGAGTATTCCCACGAAGGCGCATCGATCTGGGGTTGGTCGACCTTCCGCGCGCTGGCGAAGCACTTTCGTCTGACGGTCTCTGCGCGCCTGACGCCGACGTCTGAACTCATGCTGACGCCCTATCGCACACAGATGATCGAAGAGGAGGAGCGGGCGCGGCACGAGATGGAAGGGGCGATCGGCGCGTGGCGCCAGGATCTGCTCGTCGGGACTCGGCAGTGTCCTGCCAAACATCCGGTGATTCCATATGAAATTCGCGTGTCTATGCCGGGGGCGAGTCGGCGCCGCTGGATCCAGTGTTTTCCGAGCATGGAAGGGAATTCGGCGGGCTACGTGCCGGTACCAGTGTTTTTTTGTGCCGTGTGCGTTGGGGTATACCGGCCGCGTGAGGTCGAGGTCGTCAGCCAATCAAGCGAGGTGCCACGTGTCTAGTAAGTACGAGATTGTTGATCGTATTTGTAAGATATGCGGGCAGGAGTACAAGACACAGTTTTGGCGTAATCTTTATTTCTGTAGCAGATCCTGTTATCACGTATCTAAAGTCGGAGCGGGGAATCCAAAATGGCGGGGTGGTGAAGTGATCAACAAAGGTTATCGGTACATGTATAACCCGAGTCATCCAAATGCCACAAAGCAAGGATATGTATTAGAACACCGGCTTGTTATGGAAAGTGCCACTGGGCGGCTTTTGAGTCGTAAGGAAGTCGTGCATCATAAAAACGAGAAAACGCTAGAGAATAATCAGGAAAATCTTCTTGTGTGCGAATCCAACGGTCATCATATTTCTGCACATCATCATCCTGATGGCGGCAAGTTTAATAGAATGAAGACTCATTGTTTACGTGGGCATGAGTTCACGTTAGACAATACAGTTATACATGTTTGTTTGGGAGTTAGAAAACGTATGTGCAAGGCGTGCGAGAGCGATAGGAAGAAAAGGGTGTATTGGAATAGGAGGCAAGCAAGTGCGCAAGCCGTGTGAGTCGTGTGAGAAATTACCTTGGAGTAAGACTGCGACTCGACGGTGTATTGAATTCGGTATGAATTTGGACGTTGGATCATCGTCTCATCCGCAGAAGGGATTCTTGGGCATGGATCGTCGCGAAGTGCCGAATGTAAGTTTCGTGTGGGATGTGATGTCTCCATCTGAGCCCCCGTGGTGGGCGCAGCAGCAGTTTGGGGCGAAGGCTATTCCTCTTCCATTCCCTAGCATGTGCGTAGACAAGCTCCTGATGTCGCATTTATTTGAACACATTGCACCTGAGGCCAGCATTGCAGTCATGGACGAAATTTGGCGTCTTATGAAGCCCGATGGTCAAGCGTTGATTGTGGTGCCACATGGGAATAGTCATGGGTACATGCAAGATCCAACACATCAATTGCCTTGTAATGAAAGTACCTTTGCATACTGGGATCCTGAACATGCCTCTCAACTGTGGCAGGTTTATCGCCCTAAGCCGTGGAAGATCGCGAGAATGCATGCGAGTCCTCTTCACAATATAGAAGTGATACTTGAGCCGAGAAAAAAGGCTGACGGCAGCGTGATTGACATTACAATCGAGAAGCTCAAGCGAAAGCACACGAAGAGGAGAACGCGGTGAGCAGGACGAATGGAAACCGGATCAGTCAGGTGGCATCAATCGGCCTTCAGCCGCAAGCGAAAGGTCACAGGGAACTCAAGAAGCGCGCGACATTGAAACTCGGCAAGGATAAGATCATCCGCAATCTGGGCTTGCTGGGCCGCAAGGTACTTATCGGGACGCCTACTCTAGGGGTCATCAGAATTGAGGCCGCCATGCAGCGGCAGGGGCAGGTTGTGCCGATTAACTGGCAGGCGGGAAGCATAACAGCGTCCCATCAGCCACCTTCTGTGATCTCTGAGGGATATCATACTGCTGATGCTCAGAATATTATTGTGGAGCGTGCGGTTCTGGATGGTTACTCGTGGCTTCTCCTCATTGAGGATGATGTACTTCCACCATTCGACACGTTTATGAAATTCAATCAACATATGTTAGATGTGACTGCGCCGATCATCTCTGGGCTCTATTTCTCTAAAGGGGAACCGTCGTGGCCACTGGTCTTTCGCGGTCGTGGCAACGGTGCTTATACGAATTTCGACATTGGGGATCAGGTGTGGTGCGATGGTTTACCCACCGGCCTTCTAATAATCCACGGTTCGATACTCCAGTATATGTGGGCGAATTCTGAAGAATATCGGTTGCCGGATGGCCGGAAGTGTCGGCAGGTCTTCAAATTTCCACGTGAAAGTTGGTTCGACCCTGAAGCGGATCGGTTTTTTGCAACTGGCGGAACTTCTGATTTGTATTTCTGCGATAGAATTATGAAAGAAAACGTTTTCGCAAGGACGGGCTGGCCCAAGTTTTCTAAGATGAAATTTCCTTTTCTCTGCGATACATCTATCAGCGCTCAGCAAATTGACTTAAGTGGCAAGTACTACCCAGCCGGCTGCACGAAGATCCTCGCCCCGCACCGAGAGAAGAAAGGGAGGTAGTCCATGGCCCTGACACCAGCGCAAATTGCCACACTCGCAACGGACATCCAAACGCATCCCGAGTTAGCCGAGTTCTACGTCGGCGCAGCGAATGACAACGTGGCGGTGCGCGATTACTATAACGCTCCTGACCCGACGCTCGCGGATTGCTGGCGGACGTCTATGTCGATGGCCGAGGCGCTCAAATCGGTGAATTGGACCGAGTTCATCGGCCGGACGCAGGGGGAGCGCGATGCCTTCCGCATGATGTTCTCGCTTGGGTCCGTCGCGCCGTCCGATGCGAATATCAGGGCCGGGTTCACGGACATCTTCAGTGGCCCGAGTGGCGTGACCACGCGGACGGCGTTGACGGCCGCGGCCAAGCGCAAGATGACGCGCGCGGAGCTGCTGTTCGCCACGGGACCGGCGACGTTTACTCTGACGCACGAGGGGGCGGTGTCCAGTACTGAAGTCAGCGCGGCGTTTGCGTTGATCCCAGGAGCGTAACCAATGCCGAATGTCTTGCTGTGGGACGCGGCTCCGACCAGCGAAGGGACCATCCTGACGACGGAGCTGAACGCACTCGGGGACGCCGCGTGGACCGTAGCGGGCACCGAGTACGACAACTCCACGGATCTCCGCCAGTTCTTCCAGGCCGTGGTGGCGGTAGACTTTGTCTCTGCCCCCACAGCCACAGGCTTCGTGAGCCTCTACGCGATCAAGGCCGTGGACGGCTCGAACTACGAGACGCTCGACTCAGACAACGATCCCCGTGCCGACAAGCTGGTCGCCGTGATCAGCCTGATCGACACGACGGCGGCGCAGATCCGGGCCTCGGGCATCTTCACCTTGCCGGGGTGCAAGGTAAAGTTCATCCTGAAGAACTCCTCGGGGCAGGCGTTCCCGGCGACGGGATCGACGGTAACGCTGTACTCGCAGGCGGATGAACTCCAATAATGCCGCGCTCGACGCTCTGGCCTGATCCCCGCGTCAAGCCGCCCTTCAGGTCGGTAGAGATCGACCGTGGGCGCCCGATCGGAGCCAGTATTCGGGTTGTCTGGCTGATGAATGAAGGGGCTGGCGTAGGGGTCTACAGCCTCGGTCTTCGTCACATGCTTGCGACCCGCCTGGTAATCAATAGCGGCTGGAGTGTAACGCCATTCGGGCCTGGTATGGTCTTTAGCAGCGCCAACGACGATCTCACGCTCGAAGGTATAGACAATCCCTTCTACACAATGACGGCGCCGTTTTCTCTTGAAGTGCTCTGCATGCTGCCCGCGACCGTCGTTGGCTACGGTGGGCTGCTAAGCTGTGTGCCGGCGTCTGGAGCCAACGGGGCGCACTTCTCTGATTCTGGGGGGTCCACCTCCGCGTTCCGACCCACGCTGGTGCTGCTGGCGGGTGGCACAGAGAGTGCGCTGTGGTACGGCACGAGCACCATCACGCCACCCTTCGCGGGGCATCTCCTCGCGACCTATGACGGGACGACTGGGTACGTGTACGTCAATGGCGTAGACCAAGGCGCTACGACGCACGGCGCCCTGGGGTACGGCGGTGGCCTCCAAAACCGGATCGGCAGAAACTTCTACGCACGGCAAAATGCGACCGTGGTCAAGACGGCCATCTATAATCGCGCCCTGTCGTCTGGCGAGGCTCTCGAACTCGCGGCGAAACCCTACGCTGGGCTCCGCCCGATCCTCCGGCGGCGGTACTTCGTGCCGGCGGTGGGGCCAGGTACAAAGATCAGCGATGCCGCGGCCGTGGCCATGGCAGAGTCGGGCAAAGGGGTGAGTCTCTTGGTTTCCGAGGGGAGGAGATAGGGCCATGATTATTCTCAGCGCGGTTGCGGTGGCTGCAGATCGGATTAACCTATCCTGGACCGATGACTACGCATCCGGGCCAGGGTATCTCCTCGAGCGTGCGCCGTCGACCTCTGGTCCATGGGCCGTCGTCACGACGCTTGGAGGGACGGTGCGAGCGTATACTGATACCGGCCTCGCGCCCTCGACGGCGTACGCCTATCGGCTCTCTCGTGTCGCGGAAGCGGTGACGGCAAACGCGACGACGCCGAGCGGCGTGACGATGCCCTCTGCGCCGACGGGCTTGACCGCTATCGCAGTGTCTTCGAGTCAGATCAACTTAGCGTGGACCGATACGTCGACGAACGAACTTGGCTTTCGGATTGACCGCTGGGCCGGCGTCTGGGCTCCCCCGATCTTTGTCGGCGCGAATGTGACGACGTATGCGGATACCGGCCTCGCCGCTTCGACGGCCTACACCTATCAGGTACGTGCGTACAATACCGCTGGAGATTCGGCTACGACACCGTATGCCAGCGCGACGACAGGGTCAACCGCAACGATGCCCACTGCTCCAAGTAATCTTGTGGCCAGTGCGGTCTCCGCCAGCCAGATCAACCTGGCCTGGACCGACAATGCCACCAACGAAACGGGGTTCAAGGTCGAGCGGGCCACCTCCTCGGCCGGCCCCTGGACTCAGATCGCGATTACGGGCACGAACATCGTCTCGTATTCGAGCACCGGCCTGAGTCCGTCCACGACCTACTTCTACCGCGTCCGCGCCACCAACGCGGCGGGTGATTCCGGGTACTCCAATACCGCCGGTGCTACAACTCAGGCCGGAGGTGTCCCCGGTGAGTTTCTGTGGGCGAAGCGCATTGGGGGAGTTGGCAGCGACGTTGGGTATGCCGTGGCGGTGGACGGGCTCGGCAATGTCGTGATGGTGGGCACCTTCCAGGGGACGGTGGATTTCTGGGGCGCGCCGCTCACCAGCGCCGGGACCACGGACATGTTCGTGGTGAAGTACGCTCCGTCGGGGGAGCTTATATGGGCGAAACACTTGGGAGGAAGCGCGGGCACGGGCCGAGCGAACGCTGTCGCGGTAGACGCCGTCGGCGACGTGGTAGTGACCGGATACTTCCAGGGGACGGTGGACTTCGGAGGTACGCCACTCACCAGTGCCGGTGGGGCGGACGTCTTCGTAGCCAAGTACGCGGGACTCACTGGGGCGCACCTGTGGTCAGAACGCTTCGGGAGCACGGGCATTGACGTTCCCAATGCTGTCGCAGTAGACGCCGTCGGCGACGTGGTGGTGACCGGATACTTCCAGGGGACGGTGGACTTCGGAGGCGCGCTGCTGACCAGTGCCGGCGGGACCGACATCTTCGTCGCGAAGTACGCGGGACTCAATGGCACGCCCCTGTGGTCCGACAGCTTTGGCGGCGCTGTCGATGATTACGGTCAATCTGTTGCGGTCGATGGCAGCGGCAACGTCGTGGTGACGGGATATTTCCAGCAGACGGTCGACTTCGGGGGCGGGCCGCTGACCAGCGCCGGAGATTACGACATCTTCGTCGCGAAGTACTCATCCACCGGCGGGCACCTATGGTCAAAGCGCTTCGGTGACATCGTGGCCCAGAAAGGCTTCGCTGTCGCGGCTGACGATAGCGGCAATATATTCGTGACGGGGTTCTTTCTGTACCGGACGGACCTTGGTGGTGGAATACTCAGTAGTGCGGGCCAATCCGACGTCTTCCTCCTTAAACTTGGCCCGTAGCTCGGATCGGATAGCGAAAGGAGGGAGATAGATGGCCCTGACGATTCTCGACAACGACGAGGCGCTCGCGGCGAATCCCCAGTCGATATGGATGCAGACCGACATTGACGCCGTCATTGCGGGCTTCAACGGCACCTACGTTGTAAGCGGCGGTACGGTCACAGCCCAGAGCACACCGGATATGACTGTCGCCGTCGCCGCCGGGACGGTAGCGGTGGGCGGGGTCATTGCGGCGCTCGGCGCTGGGAACGTGACGATCAGCGCCGCCGACGCGACGAACTCCCGTGTGGACTTGATCTGGTCCGACGAGACTGGGACGCGGGGGATCACCGCCGGGACCGCGGCGGCGAACCCGAAGGCCCCGGCGCTCCCCGCGAGCAAGGTCCTCCTCGCTATGGTCTACGTCCCTACGAACGACACCGATATCGACGCTGACCAGATCACCGACAAGCGCGTGATCGTGCCGCACAACGGCACGGCCGGTACACTCGCCAAGTTCAGCAACGGGACGACCCTGGTAAACTCGATCCTCTCCGAGAGCGGGGCGGTGGCGACGGTGAATGGGTCGCTAAAACTGGCCGAGCTGGTCGGATCGGAACTGGTCACCAACGGAAATTTTGCGACCGGATCTGCCGATGGGTGGACGACAACTGGGTGGACGGTGAACGTCGGTGTGGATGTCCAACATGACACGGGGAACACGACGGCGCTCACGCCCAGCACGCCGATTGTGCCTGTCATTGGCTTGCTGTACAAACTGGTCTATACCGTCTCTAGCCGGACGGCGGGGACGATCAGCGAGGGCTTCGGCGGCGGCGGGTCTGGCGCAGCCCGTTCCACCAACGCGACGTTCACCGTCTATTTTCGTACAACTTCGACAGCTAATTTGACATTCACCCCGACCACTGACTTCGATGGGCACATCGACGATGTCTCGCTCATCGAACAAATCGGGGGCGTCCTTGTACCGCGAAGTTCTGGCGGCAGCCTTGCGTTCTTGCAGTGGAATGAGGGCACTGGCAGCGGCTCGAACGCCAGTGTCAGTGTCGGGCCGTTCGCTGGCGATATCCAAGCGTTACGGAACACGTGGATTGGCGGGCGAGCGGGTCCCACAAACAAACAATCGGTCGGCACGGACAATGCCGTAGTCGGCTATGGCTCGCTCGTAGGCACGACGAGCCAACAGGTCGGTTCTCGTAATCTCGTGATCGGCGCCGAGGGCATGAAGTCCTACGGTGGCGATGATGTGATCGCATTCGGGAATCGCATCGGGTTTGACGTGACGAACACGATGGAACGCACGATCCTCATCGGCCACAATCGCGCAGCGGCGGCAAGTGTTGGTGACGTGGGGAGCACGGACGCAGTCATCATCGGCAACATCATTGCCGATTCGGACCCTGACCTACTGGACTTCAGTATCATCATTGGGGCTGAGGCGCTGGGCGGCGTGAATGCGGTCGGCATCGGCTATGACGTGAGCGCGATCGCCAATACGATTGCGATTGGCTACAAAGCATCCACGTCGGCGGCCAATGATCTGGTCATCGGGGGGAATGATGTCGCCGCTGGCGGCGTGACACAGGCCTATATCGGAGCCGGCAAAACGAAAGTCAGTCCAACCGCCGTCACATGGCAGACGACTGGTGGGAGCGGCACCGATAACGTCGGCGCCGATCTGACGCTGGCGCCGGGTCGCAGCACGGGGAATGCCGCGGCGGGGTCGCTCTTCTTCGCTACGTCGACGCCCGGCGCGTCCGGGGTGACGCTCCGCGCGCTGGCAAACCGCTGGAAGATCAGCGGGCCGATCCCGGCGAGCGGGAATCTGGGCGACCTCCTCGCCGCTACCGATAACGCCGTCAACATTGGGGCTGATGCGGCGAACCGTCCGAAGACTGTGCACGTCGCGACGAGCGTCATCGTAGGCGGCAACACCGTCATCGGGAGCGTCGCGGGGAAGCTCAACGCGGCGCTCCTCGCCATCGCGTCGCAAGCGACCGGGGATCTGCTCTACGCGGACTCAACGAGTACCTTCGCTCGATTGGCCGCAGGCGCCACGGGCACCTATGTACGCGGGGCTGGGGCTGGCACAGCTCCGATCATGAGTACGCTCACTCTCCCGAACGCCGCAACGACCGGCGACACGTTTATCGCGACGGGCACCAATGCGATGGGAGTCGTCGCAGCGGGGGCGACGGGCGCCTACTTCCGGGGTGCCGGTGCCGCGACCGCACCGATCTGGTCCACCTTGATCCTACCGAACGGGGCCACGACGGGCGACACATTCGTGGCCAGTGGCACGAACGTGATGGGCGTGGTGGCGGCGGGCGCGGTCGGCACGGTGTTCAGCGGCGGGGGGGCCGGGGTAGCCCCGTCGTGGCTGATCCCCGGCAATACAACGCTTGTGATTCCAGGCACGAACC